ACCACTTGCGCGCATTGCCGTGGACAAGGATCCTTCCGGTAAACGTTGAGTAGGTTGGAGCTTGGCTCGAGGCCATTGCTTCGCCTGTAGGAGCAAATTTGTAGTCCATGTGGAAGACGAGATTCGGAGATGCGGCGCCGTTCAGCGGGAGCCCGCAGAGAATCCGCTTCGAAAGGTGATCGACCAAGAGCCATGCCGTAAAGCCAGCCGTCCAGTTAGTGGCGTTCCAGTTGGGCTTTCCGCTCTGCGAAACATCTTCTTGGATTTCCTGGCAAACCTTCATAGGATCTGACCCAGTCGTGTAGTACATCCCGGAGCGTTCCGCCATGCAAACCCATTCCTCTGTCCCATCCCAGGCGTTAGGCCCGCAACAGCCGATGGTGTTTGAAACCTCCTGGACCTGCCAGACAGACGGTTCATTCGCCCCATCGTCTGTGACGTAGCAAAGATAGTGGTCTTTCGCCAAGTAGAGATTTGACCGGATCTTCCAAACTGCTTGCAAGCCCTGGACGCCGGCCGGCCCGATATCGCCTAAAGCTTGAATCTGGATCTGGTCGAGAAGGCCATCGAAAGATTCCGGATTGTTTGCATGGCTTGTGCGCGCCAGGTTGAGATTAAAGGGCGTCTTTGTCGGGAACAGCTCAAGGCAGTCTACGATGATTGTTGCCATATTCGGCGCAAGCGTGCCACGCGCATCTATCCGCAGAAGCGTATCGGACGGAATTGCCGTCTGCGCCGCCATGAGCGCCCCGGAAAATTCGGTAAAGCCAGAGGTTAGCGAAGTAGCTGCAACGGTGAAAATGCCCAGCGAACCTGCCGATGGGCTGAAAATCTCTACATTGAATGTGCCCTGCGTAGGCGCTGGCCCGGAAAAGCGCGCACGAATGCGGGCGGAGTAAGAAGTATTGAGCTGGAGGAGTTGGTTGCCAAGATAATCCTGGACGGCCGTTTGCGAGATACGGCCGCGAACGGCCGAGACTCCATCACCTAAAATCAAGTAAGCGCATCCCCAATAGGCAAGCGTCGTCAGCGACCCGCCACCGCTCAGTGCCGCGCTACTGTCAGGCGTCCAGCCAGGCGGGAAGCCAGGCGAAGTGTCCGAGCCGTCGAAGGTTAGATTCGTAAAGCCGCCTCCGCCTCCATCTGCTTTCACTTTGTTCCGCTCTCGAATCCAAATCAGCCGCGAATTGTAGTCGCTGACTGCGGCGCATTCTCCGAGCTCGACCTGCGCGAACAGATATTGCCCGTTAAAACCAGCAGCAAGCGTGCCATCCAAGAAATCGACAGTAACAAACGTCGTTGTGTTGTCCTGAACGAGCATGGATGTGCCTGGCAGCGAAAAAAATGTCCCTGTCGTCGCCGGCGGCATAATGACCTCAGTGAACAGCAAAAGCCTTTGAATGACGTTTGGCGGTCCTTTCGAAATGGGCCCGATAACGGCGCGCTTGTTGCCAACCGAAGTCCAGAAGATGGGAGGTGCCGGGCAGGTGATAAAGCCCTGGCGCGTGATATAGACTAGCGTAACGCCATGAAGACCAGCCACAATGTTGCCGGCATTCGCGACCGTTCCCCCGCCAGAGGCCGCAAGCCCAAACGCTCCAGATCCAAGGAACGCAACGATATCGCCGGAGCCGACCGGATAGCCGCCGTAGCCAAGGATCCCAGGCACGGAACTGGCGCGCACTTTTTGGTTCGCAACGTTATACCCAGCCACGCCTACGCCAGCGATTGTGACGAGTTGCCCGTCAGCATAGGCGACCGGAGTCGATCCGGTGGCAGGTGTGTAGGTGACAATCGGGAAGTTGATCGTTCCGCCAGAGGAATTCGCCAGGCCTGAGACGGTGTTCACATAAGTCAGCGTCTTCCCATCCGCGCTCAAGGACGCGATTGCAAACGTCCCGTTATATCCGCCTACGCCGACGCCTGTTACTTGGATTGGATCCCCCACTCGCAAGTACGGAAAGAAGCCGCTCAACAATCCGGTCACTAGCGTGACAACAAAGCCGGCTTCACTGACCGTGCCGATTCCGGTATTTCCGGCAATCGCGCCGCTCGTGCCGCCAGCAAGATTCCAAACCACGTTTTCGTCCACCGCCGCAGGCGCCACCGCCGGCCCGATCTGGCTGACCCGGTCGAGGTTCGTTCCATCGTACTGCCGCGGGATATCCTCTCCGCCGAATTTGTCAAACAATCCGAAATAGAATCGCCCGAAGAGGTTCACGCCATTCATAAACGTGCCCGGGACCAAGCCGCCTTGGACGAGAGTGAGACTCCCAGGAACGGTTTCCGCCCAGAGATTCCCGAGCGAATCAAGCAAGAGCAGGATGTTTTGGGCGAGCGCGGCATAGACTTTTGCGCCGTTGATTGTGGGATTGCCGGCAAGAGCTGGAAAGAAAGAGAACAGGCGCGGCCGGGAACGAACCGCGCCCATCGGAAACACTACGTCCTGACAGTTAGGGGAGGCGCCCTGTGGAAGCTGTGCAGCCGGCATCGACGGGCAGTAGCCGCCCCAAAGATCGACGCCAACATCTGTTTTGCCGGCGATGGTCAAGGATCCCTCGCATTACAGCAGCTTGTTGAAAGTGACAGATCCCTGGATCGTGTCGGCTGTGACGTCGCCAGGATAAGCGCCGGCCGCAAGCTCTGTCGTAGAACCCTTGGTCGTGTTCATCTTGATTTTGCTCGTGGCTATCCCAGCCTGGACCGCAACATAGTCGCGTGCCAGGTTTCCGCCGGCAGACCACACGGACAGGTTCACCGGAGCCAGCGAAGCTTCGACAGCTCCCGACCACAAGGCGTTGAAGTTTGAAGCCTGCGTCACGGCCTTGGTAAAGTCGATGATGTCTCCGCCAGTCGAATAGTTTCCGCTCGCGACGGCATTGAACGTGATGTAGAGTTGCTGCCCAGAAGCTTCCATCTGGGTAATCTGAACCTGCATTGCCATAGTGCCTCCTAAAGAACCGGATACTGGCGACCGCCGAAACCGCGATACGGGCGCCTGCGATGCTTAATTCTCTGCCGCCTGCGAACAGAGGAATTCTTGAGTTGCTTCAGCTCATCAATCGCGATGGCATCCATTTGAGCTACCATCGGCTCTCCGCGGGATGCCAGGAACGCCTCAACGAGATAGAAGGCTGCCGCGTTTGTAACCCCGCGAATTGGGACCGGATCATTAACCGTTACAACCGGCTGCAGTGCCTTCTCAAACTTGATTTTGACATCTTGGCCCTGCAGGGCGCCGCGAAACTGGAGGGTGTCGGCCACCCATTCCCAGTCCACGAGGAATGTCTGCTGCACCATCGTATTCAGCCCGCCGATACGTTCCTTCATGGGCGATGGATAATTGACCGTCCCGTTTTGGCGTTCCCAAAGCTTCTTGGGCACAACCAGATTGGTTGGCAAAGACGGTTGAGCCTGGCTGAATCCGCCGGCACCACTTGGAAACGTGACAGACGTTCCGCTATCGCTGATTATCAGCCGCGCTTCTGGATCCTGCGTTGGGACTGTTGGCAGATTCAGGAGCCAAAAATAGTCGATGTTCGTCTCGACTCCCACGGTCGCCATGCGGCGCTGGATCATCTCGTAAGCTATTGAAACGAACTGCATCGTAAAGGGCGCCGTGTCGGTAAGCACGTCGCCCCCTTGGATTTCCATGTCATTCAACATGGCCCGGGCCCGAAGCAAAACAGCTTCGACCGTGTTATACGCTGTGCTTGGGAGAACCGGCATTTATACCCTCGCTGGCGTTTGCGTTTGCTCCTTGTGTTGATACCGCTCCGGGTAAAGAGCCCGCGCCTTTTCCTGGTTCGTCATCCTGGCGTAATCCTTGATTTCTCGATCAAAGATGGCGCCGCAACTGCCGCAAGTGATCGTTCCAACCGGGCAACCCTTGCCGCAGCCTGGGCAAGCAAAAGCTTCTGTTGGGACGTAACACCACTGGCGCTCGATCCCGAGCTCCCGGCAAGCTGTCTTGTGCAGGTCCGAGATATCGCGCTTCGCCTGGGCATCTCCGCCCCAGAGCGTGTCGCCATCCGCAACCATGCGCTTCCAGTTGTTCCGCATGGTCGTCGCGGCCCTCGAGATTTCCTCTTTGGTGACGGCGTCTCGGCAAGTCTTCTCAAACTTGGCGCGCTCAAGCTGCACTCGCTTAGAAAGTCGTACCTTTTCCTTTTTCACGTCGGCGTCTTCGACGTTGATTGCAACCATGACGCCATCTTTCTTCTGATACTTTACTTCTGGCACGTTGTTATTGAGGAATTCCATCTCCTCTTCGATTGCGGCCAGGAGCTCCTTTGGCATTTCCGGCTCGAAACTGCAGCGGAGGACTCCCCACTTCGCATAGTTCGAAAACTCACTGCGTTCCCCGCAGATATCCTTTGCGAGAGGAAGGGATTTGAGCCAATGGACCGTGCGCCGCTGGTCCCCGATATCTTGGATTTCAGGGGTTGGGTAAACCACGAGCATGCCGAAATTGCCCTGGTCGTCTCGTGGAGGTACTCGATGTTGCCCAGATAGCCCGTTTCCGTGAATCACTTCAATGGGCCCAACATTGATGATGATATGTGCTTCTGCCATTTTTTCTCCTTCGGGGTCTTGCGCGCCCCGGCGCGTTAGTGGACTGTGACGCTTGTTTCGCCGGCGAACGGGCGCAGGTTATCTTTCAACCTGTCACACGTTACCCGGACAAACTCTTTGTCTTTATAGGCCGCAGCCTGCTCAATGGCGGCCTTTCTTTGAGCTGGAGTGAAGTCCTCTTTGCTCTTCCGAATCATGTCTACGATCATTACGGCGACCGTGCCGTTGAGAACCATTGGCGTCCCTGTATAAAGCCCGTTATGCGTCAGGGGCATGACGAGTTCGTATTCTCCGCGCTCCGGGAATGGGCCGGCCGTATCAACCGTTTGCCCGTTCCAAACTTCTTCTCCCAGCTTCCGCCAGCTCTCGGGCGTGCCGTACTCTTCGGGAGGTCGCCAACACTCGAGAAACCAACAGTTCCCGGGAAGGTACTTCGGAACGTGCCGCGTTTCGACAATGGAGCTCACAAGCCGGATGACTTTTCGGGTAGCGCCTGGGCGAGCCGTGGGGTGCAGGTCTGGCACAATCTCCTCTTCCCAGTTCTCCCAGTTTCCGGTGATGGGTACAATCCGGTCGTAACCCCATACAACCCGAAAGCGTGGCTCGCCATACCGGTTGACGCCTCCGGCAAGCGCGAGCCACCTTTTCACATCTTCCGGGCACTCGTGGTGCTCAATCGCCTCTTCGTCGTGTTTCATTACTGAACCTTTGTTGAGCCTTCTTTCACGGAAGCTGCGCCGGCTGCGCGTGCAACCTCGAGCTCCGCATCCTTCTTCCCCTTGTCGTAAGCTTCCTGGAGTGCGGCCTTGTGCTGGTCGGCTTGCTGCTCCTTGGCCTTCTCCGCATCGGATGCAGCCTTCGCCTTCGCCTGGCGGATCTGTTCCGCAACGATTCGAGCAAGTTTCGACTGATCGACGTGAACGGCGAAACTGTACTCAAACCCTCCGCCCGCCGTGCGCGTGAAATTCGCATCGTCGAGCGTCAGTGCGGCAAATTCCGCATCCGTAAGAAGCTCAGTCGGGTTGTTTGATTCGACTAGGCCCTTGATTTGGAACGTCTTGAACGGAAGGTCTTTTCCGTCTTCGTCCTTTACGGGCCCTATGGTGGTGGTGTGGTGCATGCTTTTTCCTCCTGTGCGTATTTCCCGAGATAACTTTCTATCGCCGCAATCTTCGGTCGCAAAGCTTCGTACTGACCTACTTCACGATTGCAGCGATTGCAGAGAAGCCCGCGGGGCTTGCGCTTCTCATGGCAATGGTCCTGGTCAAGACGTCGCGGTCCTTTCGGCTTCTCACAGATGGCGCAGCGGCCTTTCTGCTCTGCGAACTTCGCATCGTAATATTCCGGCGTAGAAAAATGACTTCGCAATTTCGCGTGCCAACTGAGAAGCGCATGGCGGTCGCGGTGGTGAATCCGCCAGTTCTTCGCTTTGTCGATATGGTACTGACGATTCGCCTTGTAGTGATCGGCATTCGCCTGCACGATTTTATCGCCGTTCGCGTCGCGCCAACGTTGCTGCCTGCAGTACGTACAAGTGCGGAGTTGGCCGCGATTGCGGTTTGATGTTGAAAGCAACTTGGGCCGTCCGCATGTATCGCATGGAACGGCCCCCTGCCGTTGATTTCCGATGTCCATTCCTGAATCATAGTAAATCCAGAAACGACTTGCAACTTGTTAATAACCCAAGCTGCTAAGGGAGGAAAGTCCATCCCAAAAGATACCATATCGAGGTTGGTCCATAAACATGTTAAAGACCACATCGAGATAGCTGATGTAGCCGGCAACGAGGCCGCCCGAGGGTCCGTAAATCGGGAAAACGGTTTGTCCGCCTTCCTCAAAGAACCCGACATCCTTCGTGACGCCGCGTCCCCAGTGCTTGGGAAGCACAACGTCAATGCGGGCAATCGTCGCGTGAATCGAGAGCTCAATATCAATTCCGCCGAATGTCTTCGGAGGCTTTTTCTTGAGCATGTCGATGGAGTTTTCTCCGCCAAGCTGGTTCTGAATGACCGTTGCTACGGTGATCCCGGCATTTTCCCAAGCCGCGAGCTGGTCAACGTTCATCAGGGCAAACATCGCCTCATTGAAGTTCGCTCCCAAAACGCGCCGAAGCTTGAATTCTCCCAGGCGCCGCAGAGCTGGCGTAATAACCGCGCCGCCAGCCGCAACGTGAGGAGTCTTCAGCGCTTCGGGATAGGTGGAGCGCGAAAGGTTGTTCCAGGTTCCTGACTGACTGTCCACATGGTTGTAGAGCAGGCCTTCCAAGGAAACTGGATTCGCGCCGCCAGCGCCCTGCGAGATGTTGATTACCAGGGCATCTCCGACAATCGTACCTGGGGGCAAAGCGTTGAGCGTGATGCTCTTCAGAAGTGGATCCACGGCCGTAACCGTGGCAAGCCCGCGGGATGCGGATGCCAGGCCGGTTGGATACACCTGAATGTCTTGGTTGAAATAGAACAGGTTGGGGTTGTTGACCGTCAGGGTCGTACCGGAAATCGCCACAATCGTGTCGAGTTGCCCGGTGCCGTTTGTCCAAGCTACGCAGTCGAGCGCCCGCTTGAACATCTTCATAGCTTCCGCTACTTCGCGGACGGCCACATCTTCAACGGCCTTATCGTTCCCCTTGGTCGCATATTCGGCAAGCTTTGAAACTTCGAATGCGAACCGGAACTGGAGCGTGGACAAAGTCCCAACGTCCCAGGTCGAACCGGAACCGCGTCCCATGTCGTCAAAGTCGCCTGTACCTTGACTGAATTTGCCTCCTGGCCGGATGAGTTGCGGGAGACGGATGTTGCGCGAAGAGACGTCAAGGACGTCGCCGCGCTTTTCAAGCAAGTCGAGCCAGATATGCTCCTGCTCGTATGCCGTAGGAACCGTCTTACGCACTTTTTCCAACTGGAGGGCAATACTTTGGACATTGCTTGGAGGTGCCATAGCCAAAGCTCTCCCTTCGATGGATTTTTCGCTTCCTCTTAGCGATCCACCGGGAGAACGGAGCCCGCTACTTTACCGTTCTATTCGTCTCGCTTTTGCTATTGGCGCGGAGTTTACTGGCCTACCAGGTGCAATCCGCGAAGCACCTCTTGAGTCGTGAACAAGGTTCCATCCGGCTTATGCCATTGGCCGCGGGTGTCCTTGAAATTCTTGTTGTTGGCTGGCGCCTGGCGCTGACCGGTGCCTTTAGCCGCCGGCCGCCTAACTGGAGTGCCTCCGCGATTCATCGCCACGAGGCCAGGCGTTTCTTCCGCCAACACTTTGCGAGTATACAGATTAAGGAGCCATGGAGTCCAGTAGTTCTTCTGAGCGTCCATGAGTCCTTGTCTATTTTTCGAGAAGTACGCGCTATTGAAAGCCGATTTGAAGGGTCGAATCTTATCCAGATACGTGACGATCCGTTTGCGGATGTCCTCAACCATGCGCGCTCGCTTTGCCGGCGGGATACTACTCGGCAAGCGTTTGATGAGCGGATGATTCTGTATTAGCTCCTTCTGAAATTTCACCGATTCCGAGATGAAACTCTCATTGAACCGCTGGAATTCTTCGCGGTCCCTGTCGGCGCGCTGGCGATTGAATTCATCTCTCTCGGCTCGGAAGCGGCGCTCTTCCGCCGTTGGCTCCTTCGCCCTCTCCTCTCGGAACTTATTGACCCAGCCGGCAAGCTGTTGCACTCGAGTCATTAACTCGTTATTTTTCAGTTTGTCGGCAAGGTCCAAAAGGATTTCGACGTGCTCCGGGAGTCGATCCTGCTCAAACGTCTTCCACATGATTTTGCCGAAAACTTTGTCATAACCTTGTGGATCCGCCTTCGCCCAGGCTGCCGGCACGCGCTCCATAAGGGAGAGAGTCGCCTCTCGATCCTGGTTCAGCAGATTTTCGATGAAACTTCCATGGCCGGGATACTGTCCGTCCGCGTTCTTTGTGTAGAATTGGGAATCGAGCGCTTCTACCTCGTCGATCTGTGTCAAAACTTCCTTCACATCCGCCATGCCGCGGGGAAAGGTTTCGCGAAGTTCCTGCATCTCTTTGATTCCGCCCGGGAACATCTCTCGAGTCGCAGCTTCGCGCCTGAAAACGGCGGCGATTGCATCTCGGACGCGGGGATATTTGTTCAAGACCTGATTGAGTTCCGGCGCGTCTTTGCCAAGCTGTTTTAGCCTGGCAGATACGGTGCCTTTGTACTCTGAAAGCTCTTCCGGGGCTCGCTGCTCTTTGTCGCCTTGGCCTTGATCTTGTTCCTGGCGTTGGCCTTGATCTTGGTCCTGCCCCTGACCTTGATCCGCGGCTCCCTGGTCTGCGCCCTGGTCCGCACTGCCTTGGTCTTGGACGTCGTCTACAAACTCACTCATGCTTCCTAGATCCGCCGCGGCGTCTGCGGCGCCTGCTGCTGCTCCGCCTGGTGAGTTACCCATTCTGTGGTGCTCCTGCGGGTGGCGGGGGCCCGAACAATCCGCCGAATTTTAGTGCTGGTTTGCCAAGAACTCTTCGCATTCGTCCTTCTTGAAGCCTTCGCATGTGCTCTGCCGTGTGACGCTTTCCAGCTTCGCTCATCTTTGCTTTCGCGTCGGCGCTGTGGCAGCTACCGAGGCGAGCGGCATTCGCTAAGGTTCTAACGGATACCGATGGCTGGACGCCTTTAGACCGCATCGTCGCGCTGATCTTCTTGCGGGTTTCGGCTGAATGGCTGCCTGGGCCATTGCCGCCAAGCGCAATGTTATACCCGTATCGCTTCTCGGCGCTGCGGAGCGCGATAATAAAGAGTTTTTCGGCGTTGTTCAATTCGGATTGTGTTTGGAAATCATCGCGGATCATTTCTACGGAAAAGTTCTCAACACCGTATCGCCTGAGGGCTTGGGCGATAGCATTGCGTGGCTTGAGTCGATCTCCCTTGTGCCACTTCCAGCGCATGGCGAGAGGGCGAACCGTCTGCCCGACATAAACCTTGCCGTTAAGATTGTTGTGGAGTAGGTACAGCAACATCCCTCAATCCCCCTTCACGCGGCTTCTTCGCGGCTTGGTCCAGACCCATCTTAACAATAAAATCAGTCGGCGATACCTGAATTCCCATTTGCTGCAAAATTTGCATTTGTGCCGCTGGTGGCAAATCGACGAATTTAGTCGAAAGACTCGGCGACAATGGCTTTTCCGCCGGAGGAGGAGGTGGAATCAATTTCTTCTGCGCCATCATGTACGCTTTCACGTTCAGATAGCCTTGCGGGTTCTGCTTATTGCAGCGCATTCCATCGTCATCGTTCATCCATCGGCGAACCGCGGCCGCTAGATTTGCGTGGTCATCAACATCTGGATCCACCAGGCCCACAGCGTCTCGGCTCATGTCCGGCGAGGCGTCGGCGCCCGGCGGTATCTTTATGAGCAGGCCGATGCAGCGCATAGCTTTTTTCTTTGCGAGAGAGCCTGGGGTCTTGAGCCCGTCAATTCCGGTAAGCTTCACAAATAGATCTGAATTGTCCGGGCCCACGTCTGGATCCGTTATAAGCATCTGGCCTTGCGGCGAATCCATAATGTTCATCATGGTTGCGCGCTTCTGGTTCCACAGCTCCGGGAAAGCTTCATCGCCCTCCGGGTAGGCCTTGCAACTGCCGGTAAGCGCGGCAACGTCAACGGCTTCCGTTTCAAAGTCTCCAGTCCCGCCAAGGACCGTCATTTTGACGATCCCTTCCTTCTGCTTGGCGCGGTAGTCTTCGCAAGCAAGCGAAGAGATATCCGCATGCGCCTGTTTCATTGGAACGTAAGGAACGCCGGCGCGGCCCATGGCTTGGTCGCGTTGAATTGCCATCCCGCCCATGGTTTCTGTGCCGGCCTCCGGGTTGCCCTGGAGAGCAGGGTAATATCCGGTCAGGAATTGCCCAATCGGGCCCATGAGGTCCATCATGTGCTTATACATGTCAGGGCTGACCGAATCGGCCCGGGTCTGCATAATCTTGGCGCGAATGTCGGCGGCCGGGTCCAAGAAAACTGGAACTTCTGAACCAGGCTCCGACCGTTGATCTTCATTCGCCTCTTCGTCGAAAGTTTCCGCATCTCGGTAGGTAATCGGGATACCGTACTCGTAGGTTTCAGCGGAAATGTTTGTGAATGTATTGAAGCGATCCTGGACCGATATCATGCTCGAGCCGGTTCCAGGCCGATGCTGGCCGCGGCCGGGCATGGCGTGGTAGATCCGCCAGTGCTTATCCATCGATTCTGCGCGCCCTTCGCAGTAGACATCGCCGGCAAAATTAGCTCGGTAGCCTACTGTTTCGATTTCCGGGCATGCGTCGATGAATTTCTTTCGACTTTCTTTTGAGAGGATCCAAAAAGCAGACGGCCGAAACCAAATGCGCGCATACGTGCAAAGGATGGACTGCGCCGGTCCAGTCTGAGTAAGCAGGCGAGTTCCTTCGGCAGATGAGAGCCGAGCATTTCTCTCATAAGCATCATCGGCGCCAAAGCCCGCACCGGGTTTGATTTTGTCGGCAACATGAGGGTGGGCATGTCGAAGAACCGCATAATGGAATTCGTCCTCGAGTGCCAGATAGTGGAACTGGCTTTGTTCCTGAGCCCATTGTGGGCGCTTGAGGTTGAGCGCTCCGTGCGCGGTGATGAGTTGGCGCCCTTTGGCTTGCTCTTCCGTTTCACCACTAACTGGGACCGTAGAAGTTTGCCCAGGAATAATGTTGTCTTCTGTGAGCTGCTGCCCGCATCCTGGGCAGGGTATAGGGGGCCTTGCCTTGAGAGCCGGCGCGGACCATCCGCAATTTGGGCATTGGAGGGTATCCGGTTCCTGGTCCTCAGACGACTGCAACCGCTCAATCGGCTCATATCCGTACCTGCTTCCGTCTTCTACGTACCGCGTATAAAGTCCAATGACTCCACCGGTATATTGGTGCCAGGCCTCTTCTTGCATGAGGAGCTGAATCGGGTTCCAGCGCCAAATCAGCTTCGCAAGCTTCGTGTCCGCTTCGGCAACGTCGAGGTCTTCTGGGTCATCGGCATCGTCAGGGAAAAACCGCTGTCGTGGAGGCGCTTGAGTGAGCGCTCCAATTCCAGTAAGGCCGAAAGCTTGGTAGATGTTAGTCGAGAATTCAAACCTCGGCATATCGTCAATGTCAAGGTCCGACCAGTTGACTGCAGAGGCTTGAGAAGGAAGGTTCCAGCGCTGGTCCTGGTCGCTCCACCAGATGTATTGGAGGTTTCTCCAGTACATTTCCGCTTGCTTGACGTCTCTGACTTCGACAAGCCGGGCATAGCGGTCTTCTCCCATGAGCTTGAGCCAGAGCTGGTATAGCTCTCGCTGGAGTTCCGGCTTTTCCCCTAGCGGGTCATCGGGATCGAATCCTTCTTGCTCGGTTTCGTCCTCATTGACCTGCTCTTGAGCTGCCGTGTCATGCTCTTGTAGACTCGCATCCGCTAGGTCAGCCATAAGCTCCTTTAATTTGGATTCCCGATCAAGGAGCAGTCCCACGTCAGCGAGTTCGAAGCTCCAGCGGTTATTGTCACCGTAGTCCCCGCGGCTGAGCATTTCACCGATATAGCAGTCGCCGGGGGCGTTGAGGCGGCGTCGATGCTCACCAGCGTCAATGGCGTCGAGCTAAACGATGCCCCAATCGTAAACGTGCAAGTTGTGCCAGCGGCCATCGTGCAAGATCCCTGCTCGATCGGGCGCAACGGGTGCTGATTCCCGGCAGCGACTTGCAACGTCAGAACGTCCGAAGTGTTCGGGACGAGGAGAATATCTCCCGTGCTGCCGTTGTTCCGCCATGCAACTGCTCCGTTAGGTGTCCCTCCGCTGACTAATTCAACTGCCCCCGACGCCGCGTTAACCTGTCCGGCACTTCCAGAAAATTTGATGCTCCCGGGTATACTCTGGATCGCGCCTATCGTCCAAACATTGCCTAGTGTGCTGTTCGTTAGGGCCGATCCGCCGCTGGCTCCTTGCCCACCCGTGACGTAATTCGTGCCATTTGAGTAGACGGTGACCGCATCGTTCGTTCCGATGACATAGTTTGCGCCTGATCCATCCAGAGTGAGCCCGTTAGGAACTATGGCAATATCTCCTCCCAATGCCTTAATCGTGGCGAACCAAGTCGCCGAAGGCACTGGGTTAGGGAGCGTGATGTTGTTGCCCCCCACGGCCTGCGTTATCAACTTCCCGGCATCAGCGGCAGTAGCTGTGTAAGGCACGCTCTGTGCGTTCACGCCGCCATCACCTCCGCCACCGCCCCCTGGGAAATTCTGCCCTTGGCCTGCGGCGAGTGCGAGGCAAAGAAGGGCGACCGCCGCAAGGAGTAAAACCTGTTGCCATTTCTTCATCGTCCGACCTTCGCGAGAAGCACTTGTTTCATAATCGTGCGCGCTAGAAGGTCCGCCTGGTCTACTGTCAGCTCCATTGCGGTAATGGATTGACCGAAATCAATCACCACAAGCCCGCCCGGTCGCCGGCCGATAAAAACTTTGGCGAGTTGCGGCTGCGCGATTACTTCGCCTTGCGTCTCAATCTCGCTCATTTTCGCCTTTTACTTGGGCTGACGTGACGAGCGGTTCCTGCTGCAACCGCATTCGCTTGTCTTATGGCGCTGCCTTCCGAGCTGCCATTTGCAAGCGCCCTGTCCGCCACGTCGGCCCACATCCTACGCTTTTTAGGCGTATTGGCTTTGTGCGTGTGTTTCTCCGCTTCTTGGGGTTTCCACGGCATCGCTGTGGCTGGGCCTCAGGAACTTGGTTGTACGTTGGTTAACCCGTAAACGCGGGCCTTGATGGCGCCGGCGCCGGGGGCTCCTGTTCCCATCGTGAAGACTACTGCGGTAAGGGCGATTCCGCCCGTACCCCTCGCTGTCGGGGAAGTTGCAGCCACCACGTTACAAGTCGTCCCAGCCGTAAGCGTAGTCTGAGCAGTACAGAAGTCCGTCGTATTTGTGGCGGTTCCGACTGCCCATGAGGTTGAGGTTGTAATCGTGGTTGTGACCCTTCCGCTGCCGGCAAGGGAAATGTAGACGGCGGGAACCTTGGTCGCAGTGGTGGTTGTGGTAGATCCGGTGTTGAGCGTAACGATTCCGGTATCCGCCGTCCAGTGAAGCACTCCTCCTCCGTTGGCAGCACAATCTGTCCAGGCCTCGGCAATGCCTTGAGAACCTGAAAACACAATGGGTGACGCCCCGGAAGGTCCATGGGCATTAGAAAACGTGGCCGTGACGCTCGCGCACGTTGACGAGGCTCCGACTCCCAGGGCCCCTACTGGGCAAGACGCAAAGCTTACCGATGTCGGCGTAACCGTCTCGGCGTTCGCGTCGTTAATCAGAATCGGATTGTTGGTCGTGAAAACATTCTGAATTGGAATGACCGCGCCATCAGCGAGCACTACACCACCAGACTGATAGCCGGCCGGCAGAACAATGATCGTCCCCGAGCCGCTTGACGTTCCAGAAAGGATCGTGGCGGACCACGTATTGTAACCGGCCGAATAGAAATCAACTCCCTGCCTATGGAGGTAACTTTGAGCTCTGATTTGTCCTCCAAACGGCGCGTACTTCACAAGAAGATCGAACGGCCCACCGTCAAGAACATGGTTCGCGACGATAAAACCGACGATGATTAGGGCTCTCTTCCAGTTTTTCACTGTGGTGTCTCCTCTTCTTCCGAATTTTTCGCGTTTTTACTAATACTCTGATTCGGCGCCGCCCGGAGAGGCGCCCATTTCGCCGGTTTCTTCGCCAGATCCTAGATGCTCGTGCAGGTGAGCTGCGATCCCGTCAACGTCCCCGGGGGCATGCTCATGCTTCTCGTGCGTTCCGTCGTGATGCATGATATGGACGGTATGACCCTTGTCGTGCGAGTGGATGTGGATGTGCGGAGGCTTGTCGTGCGCGGCGCGTTTACCTTCTTCCTTCTTTGCCGCCAGACCTTCGTCCTGTTCTCGAGAGCCTTCGCCCTGACCCATCATCGCGCCATAGCTCGGATTCATAAAATGATCCATTTTTCATCTCCTCGGTTCGAACCAAATGGAGCAATAGGCGTCTATCGCTCCTGGTATTTTGGGCGACCCGGCAGGTTTTCCCGGACCCTCCCATGCTATGAAATTCGGCTCTCCGCAGTTCACTCTATCATCTTTCAGGAACTTGCAGTTAGAACAGCTTGAGCCTCCCTTTGGGACTGGCATTCCTGCGAGATGCCAAAACTTTTTCGGGTAAACCGGCTCTCGGGGATCTTTGTCGGCTTTCCCGCGGAGCGTATCCTCGAGGTCGCGTGTCGAGGCCACTACGTCTTCGCCTCAACCGGCTTTTCCGCTTCCTTCGCTTCTTTGGGGCTTGCGAGCTTTACGCCGTGTTCTGCGCCCACGCCCCAAGGTTTCGAATCTTTTCGCCGGCCGTCATCTGTCGCCTCGAGCCAAGCGCGTGTTTGCTGCCAGGTAACACGCTTCGGCTTGAATTTCTTCTGAACGCGGTCTGCGAGCGTTTCCGTGACCTGGCCGGTAGCCGGATCCCGCTTCGTTACAAAGTGGCGTTCGATGTCATGGAGCCGCGCCTCATACTCTTCGATTTTCGCCTCATAAGCCTTCCGAGAAACTAGTGGCCAGCGCAACTTCCGCGCCTGGGGCAAGATGATCGTATATCCGAAAACGACAACCATCCAAAATAGGACAAAGCTGACGACAAACCATGCTCCAAAACTCATTGGAAGTGCCTTGGCCGAAATATCGGCTTGTAAGTTCTATACGACTTCTCGCGCTTCTCCTCGCTTGCGATCAACGCATTGACGATTCGAGCGCGATTGGTTGGATCCATCTTTTCAACCGAGACATTACGCTCTTTTGCAAGCTTCGTCAATCTCTCAAGCACTCTTACTTCTTTCGGGCGCACGGAAGCCTTCAATTCGTGCTGAATTCCGTGCCTAGCCGAGTCTGCTGGATCATCCCCAATGAAATTCTCGGAATAATCCACTTTCAGGACGTCTTCCGAGTTCCGTTGCATGTCCCGGACGAGTACCGGGAGGCATTCAATCAATTTTTCGCATTTTCTCGAGATTTTCCAGGTTTCATCATCGATTCGGTTGGACATTGCGCGCCAGCCCGAGATGCGCGCTCCTGGGCTCGCATCCGCCGGGATTGGATCCGGAATATTCTCTGTTAGGTGGTCCGCAATCTGCCTCGTGATCGGCTGTTGCGTTCTCTTGTCGAGTTTTCCGAATGCATCCCAGGAAAGCCAAAAGCGTTTGATGTCCATGCCAACCGAACGGCTAGATATCCCTTCTCCCATCGCCCTTTCCGACATTTCCCGGCCCCAGAATTCCTTGAAAGTAGTAATGACTCCGTTTTCATCCTCACAGTGCCAATGAAAACACGCCGGGTGGTCGTGACCCCAGTCGCCGGAAAGCCAGAGTCTATGCCAACGCTCGATGTGGATATCTTCATGCGGCACTGTAGTTCGTTCGTAACTGTAATTTGAAAAGTATTGCCCCTGAAAAGCTCCCCACTTCCCGTCAAGCCAAGCTTCTCGAAGATTTTGGTTAGTAAGACCTGCCAAAGTCTTTCCGAAATCGGTCCTGTCAATAAAATACTCGCGGCGCCGTTCGAAACTCCAAGAGTAAAACTCCTCAGCGCTGACTCCATCTTCCTCGAGCGGTCGGCGGGCCCATTCAACGTTGTCCCAAGCAAAAGCTTGGACAAAAACCCACTTGTGTCTTGTTTCATCGCCTCGTTGTTTCCCTTCTACGAAAACCCTCTTCAGGTAATCGAGTCCTTTTGGTGGCAAGCCCGTTTCAGACAGTCCCGGCATGAACGTGAAGAGCATAGCCGGCACGATTTTGCTGTTTGTCGTGCAGCGATTCGATCCGGCAGCCTTCTCAATCTCTGACTGTGAGAATTCCTGGGCCTCATCGAACATGATGTCCGCGAATTCCGAAGAGTAATACTGCGCCATATCCGATTCGTGCTCCGCAGAGCCGAAAAACAAGCGGGATCCATTCGGGCAAATCAATTCTTTCGACTGTTCGCGCCACCACTTTCTAGTTTCCGGGAATTCTGCGAAAAGTTTGACAAGGTGAGACTTGTAGAGTTCGGGGTAGGTACGTCTCAAGATTAATCCGGTGGTGTTATCGTACTTCAGCCGGCGGAGCAGCATGAACCGGCGGCCGCCACCGGATTTTGAGCCTCCACGAGCGCCGCCAAAGCCGATTCGCGTATACTTCCCGCGCTCCCAGGCCTGAAAAACCTTAGTTTGTTTTGGCTGGAAAGAAATTCCCAGGTCGATCATCAGTCGCCTCAGGAGGCGGCGAGCCTCCCACATGCGAAACGGTTACGTGAACGGGCTCGACATAAGCCTTTTCAATCTCAACCAGAGCAGGCTTCCCAGCCCAACGCTCGAGGACGATTGAGATAGCTTGCACCTTCCCTGAAAGCGCTTCGGAAATCAGTTGGCGCACAAGCTTTTGGGCTTTTGTGACGATGGCGCCAAGCTCATCGACCCTCGGACCATCGGCAGGCTGTAAAAGCTCTAAGTCTAAAAGCTGTTGCAGCTTTCTTTGAGCCGCTTTCAGGTCTGCCGTTCGGCCTTCGATCATTTTAGGCCGGCCAGGCCCTCCGCGATCACCTTTTTTGAACATTAGGGTTGTAGCCTCGTCACTTTCAGAATCAAAGAAACGGCATTTGTTCTCGAGGCGAGCAGGGCGCGCAGGAACCTGCCGCCAGTCGGAATCAAATCGGCTCGGAAGACATTGTTCGTAGATACCGCGGTGATCGTATACGTCGCGTTGGTTGGCGTGATGTAAAAGACGTCCGCATCTGTGTCCGCTTCCTGGATCTGTAAACTGAACGCTCCAGGAGCGCCAGAGAATTGCCCTTCAATGCTTACTCCAGGCGCCGGGCCGATGTCGGCATAGTCGCCGATATTCACGGAAGCGGAAGCTTGCGGAACTGCCGGCGTTTCACCCACTACGTTCGTGGGATTGACGGGAAGTTGGGTTGCGCCAGGGGCCAACACGCCAAAAAAGTAAATGGATTCTCCGCGACCTAATGGTGGCGCGGTATTCACAATCCCAGGCATGCCGGTTGGAAGCGTGCTTGAGCCTGAAGCGCCTTGATAGTTAGGCATGTTCTCTCCCTAAATCCTCGCCGTCTTTGACTTTTTGGAATTTGTCCGCTTTGATGGCCGCATCAATCCGGTCGAAGATAAGTTTCTTCATTTCCTCTTTGTCCGCATTGTGCAGCGATAGAGCATCAAACTCGAGCGGAATCGAATCCATACCCTTGCCATTCGCCCACGGCCTCACGAGATAGAGAATGCAATCGGTTGCGAGCCCGCCTGAAGGCGCATAGACCGGGAAAAGCACTTGCCCATAAGGATTATAAATCTCCCAGCCGTTTTGAAGCTTTGGCGGCCCATCCTGAAGGATCCACCTTCCATGCCCAGCCAAGGTAAACAGGAACGCCCCACCCGCCATCTTCCGCATGAATCCGCGTCTACCGTCCATGTTTCCTCGATGGGCTTACATGCCCATGACTCGCGTGTATGTCCCCGCCCTTCATAAATCGCAACCCAAGATTCCCCGCCCCGCGCTTACTTGGATCGTCCGAATGACTCCACTCTTCCGCCTTCTGCCTCTTGCTTACTCCGCTTCTTGCCGCGGCTTCTGTGAGCCTTCCGGGATGCTTGATTGCGTGCTGGATAAATTTCGCCACCGCCCCTCCCGCTTAAACTTCGCTCGCGCCATCGCGCTTCTGACTTTCCGCGGTATCATACCACGCTCGTCAACCGGCGCCCTCGGAGCCCTAAAACTAACCCAAACCGTTCGCCAGCTCCACAATCTCTTTCCCTGCCTCGTCACCTTCCACTGCTGCGGCACCCCACTGCTCCTCCACCCATACCCCTTCTTAATGTGATCCATGCGCTAAAATTCTCCTTCCGATCCATTCCGCGATTTGCGGGACGATGCCGTTGCCAAGTCCTCTAAGTCGGTCCACCCTGGCGGGTATCCCATGAGCCACTCGACCCACGTCGGGTTCAACTGCCCACCATTCTTTTCCAATGCTATGTAATCGTTCAGGTTCCGTGTTCCCTGATGGCGTTCCCACTGCTGCACGGAACCGCTGCGGCAGTCTCTCGCCATCGGTGTCGGCCACATCCGTACCGCATCCGCTAAATCGTGAGGATAGTAATGACCGTCCGCGAACAGATTGTTCTTGCCGCGTCCGCCCGTCGCATCGTGTGCTTGTGGCGTCGGCCACATCCGTACCGCTGCCTGCAAATCCCCTCGATCGTTTTCCCTCGGCTGGCCGTAGTTCGCCGCTGAACTCTTCGGGGTTGGCCAGCGCTCCACTTGATGCGCTAACTGCGTTGTCCTGCCAGGCAAAAATCCTGTTCCATTCGGATGATGGTCCCGAGCCATTGGAGTACGCCACAATCCAGATTCGTTCTCTTCTGTGCGGGGCGCCAACATCGGAAGCTCGTATGCTTTGCCATTCCGCGTCATACCCGCACGCGGCCAAGTCTCCGAGAACTCGCTCCATTCCCCGTCCAAGCAAAGCTGCGACGTTCTCCACGACGACGTAGCGGGGTCGTAGTTCGCGAACGATTCGCGCATACTCGGACCACAAGCCGCTTCGCTCGCCATCGATTCCCGCTCGCTTGCCGGCGTTCGAGATGTCTTGGCAAGGAAAACCTCCGCTGATGATGTCAACCCAAGGCAAGTTGCGCTTTCCAACCGTTCGCACATCCTCGAATCGCTCGGCTCGAGGAAAGTGTTTTTCCAACACTCGGCGACAGTAGGGGTCAAGCTCAACCTGCCACATAGTTCCAATTCCTGCGCGCTCAAACCCAAGATCGAATCCTCCTATGCCCGCAAATAAACTACCGTGTACTATGATGCCCCTCCCTCACGCATTCCCGAGAGCTGCAGCACGCCCCCCGCCCTTGAAACGTGCCTAAACTGCCCTTTCCCCTGTTTATATATCCCACCCACTATGAAAAGTAAAGAGATAGCCCCAAAAAAGACCCTTTTCAGGAAAAGATTCATAGCTACCTCCTCGGCGTCGCGTTGGCACAATTACGAAAGGAGGGGGTGCCTACCGGGGTCCTACCCCTGAATGCGGCGTGAACCAGCGGAGGCCCGCGGCGACGACCGCCGAGACTGACGGCGCCGCGACGGCCGGAGACTGCGCGCCCCGGACAACGGCCGGCAACGTCTTCCCCATTCCTCCGTCTTTACCTTCAGGCTGATCCGATGGGGCACCGGCAATCCCAGCCCGCGCCGGGAGCCTAAGCTTCGAGCAACACAACCGCGCCGCATGGCGCCAGCAGACGTACAGACCTTCCTCCGCCCAGCGCCCGCGCCGGCACGCCACTACCACGCATGCACTGCTAGCACTGCCGACAACCCCTCCCGCGTTCATCGCCCGCCCCCTTCCTCGAGCCCGCCCGGCCTCCACTGCGCCGCGCCAAGCCCGCCCCTTCCTCGCCGGCAGCTTACTCCTCGGCACACCAGAGCGCAAAAACGCCTAAACGCGGAAACGCGGTCGGCTCCCTTCCTTTTGCCGATCGTTCAGGTTTTGATATAGAAAGCTTCGAAGATGGCACCGAGGTGAAGCTAGCAGATTCAGAGGAGGAAACAGAAGAGGCGCCGCAAGAAACGCGGCGCCTGAAGAGAAGAGAAGAGCTTTACTGCTCTTTCAAGGAATAGGAGTAGTTGGAGGCGCCGACGATCCGCGGTTTAGCTCGTCAACCTTGCGGATTGCGTCTTCCTCCCGGGAGTAATCGAACGTGCCACGCACAACGGCCCACGCATCGCTTGCCGTGGCACGCTCGAGGATGCGAAAGAATGTTTCGCCAAATGAATCGAGCTTTCGGTAACCGTATGTCATGGGCGCACCACAAAGCACGCCAGGTCGTAACCTATTGCGGCGCCGCCGGCGATCAGCCCGAGCGTATCCCAGTTGATAGCCGGCCAGCGATTCTCTGCATACTTCTGAACGGCAAAGCCCAGGATGTAGGCCAGCGCATTCAGTACCAGGTTATCCATGTTTCCTCCAGTTTGGCGCCGGTTGTCAGGCCGCGCCTAGAAAGATTATGGGGTTTTCTCCATAAACTTGTCAAGCACTTTCTTATGTCCTTTTGCGTTTATTTAACGGTATGACGTGGAAATATCGCAATAGGAAGCTATTAGGCGAACGTGCCGGCAGGCCCTCGAGGTATTACATCCGGGGTTCTCGAGCCCAGGCTGCGCATTCCTCGTCGATACGCTTCTGAAAGTCTGCCCAGCTCTGCCGGCGAAGAAATGCGCGCCGTGTCTTAATCTCTTGCCAAGCATAAGAGAACGGCCCGAAGCCAATGCTTAAGGCCCAGGCTACGAGTTGGATGTGCCAATAAACGGCCCACAGGTTTGCCAGGTAACGCACAGGTAACGCCTTTCTGAGCGCTTCACGGACGCTCAATGAGGGTGACGGCCCACCGCTATCTGCGACGCCGGAGGCCTGCCCTGGTGCGGATTAGGGCAGGTTGCGCCGCTTCAAGACCAAGTCAGCGAACTTGCATGATAGGCAGGCGCCAATCGAGCCGATCCAAAGATATGCCACGGTCGCCCAGAACGCTAGTTCAGGAATTGACATTGGCCGCCTCTCTTTCCGCTAGGTCTGCCAGCTTTTCAAGTCTTTCCGCGAGGTCGAGCCAATCACGCCGGCTTTGTTCAGGCCAGCCGAGGCTATAAAGCAGAGTGACCAACTCCCGAAACTGGGAGGCATTCTGTCTGCAGATTACTGGGTATTGGTCGCCATAGTCTAGCTTGGCGTGGACGCTCAGAAGATAATCCCAAGCATCGAAGTATCCCCGGTCGAGTACGCCCTCGAGCGCGGCGAACTGCAGTTCTGTGATCGCGAGTCTTAGGCGTTTGGTTTTAGTCATGGCTAATCGCTCCCATAACTCGAGGTTCTACCCAGACAAAGACCATGATCGAACCGTAGCCTTCGCCCATGGCGAGGATGCCAGACCAATGCATCTTTCGGCAGAGCGCCTTGACGGCGCGCCAGTAGTTCTCTTCTCTGTTTAGGTTGTGGTTCATGGGGAAGATGTTGCTGTCCCAAGACACCACAATACGGTTTTTGTCGGAGTCGAAGCACGATATCCGCGCCGGCTTGGTTGCAGTCGGCCCGTGGTAACGGCAGAATATAGCTTTCATGGTCGCCCCCTAGTCGCGAGATAGGACGCAAGCGCAATCGCTTTGCGCCAATCCTCAGCGGACATCTTGCCAGACAAGGCGCCGATTAAATAGTTGATGAAAGATTCCTTTTCCGAAGCGGAAAGCTGCAGTTCCATTTCGGTTAGGTATGTAAGGTTAGTCTCAAGAGGCATTCGCCGCCCCCGATTCGCGCTCGATAATCTCTCGAGCGTATAGGATCGGCATTGCCTCTTGGTCCGCGCCGAGACAGTACGCCGCGTCGAGTAGATGCGCCAACGCAAGCAGTAATTCCGCCTCGAGGGGAGTTAATGCTTTCTTGTTCATGTTTTCCTCCAAGTTTGCCCAGCTTGTCAGTGCTAGGCTTTGGGAGCTTGAGATGCTCTCCCAGGTCGCAGGCCCAAGGGCCGGCCACCCAGGAGAACTTCCCGGGGACGCCAAACCTATGCCATTCGGATAAGCAACTCCTCGGCACCGAACACTTTATTCGCGCCGCATTCATCACACTTGTAATTGCGTGCGTCGGGTTCTACTCCGTCAGTTTCCGCGCCGCATGCAACGCAGAATCCGATTGAATCGCCGGATTCCACAGCTTGCATAACCTGATCTAAAGTAATTGTTTGCTTTGCCATTATTTTTCCTCCAGTTTGCCCTCGGGTGTCAATCCGAGGTTATGCGATATTTACCATAAACCGCAAAAGCTTGTCAAGTCTTTTTATGTAAAATCTTGCATGAAGAGAGATGCGCCCATGCCCGGTCTATGATTGCGGGAGGATAGCCCAAAATGGATAGTTCTTGTTTCCAAGCTAGAAAATCTCCGTTCGTTAGGCGTCGCTCGGCTTTGGACTTTCTGCCGTGATGGCTTGGGCAAAGGAGTGCCAAGTTTTCGATGTCGTCTTCGCGGCCTGGCGCTAATGAGTTTACGAAGATGTGCGGTATAACGTGATCGGTATGAAATGGATGGCCTTCTGATTGAACCGCGCCACAGATTTGGCAGACACCGCAATCTCGTTGTACGACCGCTTGTCTAATTCGCCGCCATGCTGCCGATTGGATGCGCTTATAGTTCGTGGTCGTGCGACCGCCTAGCCAGCGCGCCGAGCGCGGGCCAGTATGAAACTCCCCTGCGCATCGCAGCGAACAAAATTGCCGCTTCTGATGAGCGCCTTTGAATCTAACGTTCCCCATGCGGCGCTTAAACCAGCCTTTGCAATTCGGACAGCGAAGCCGCTTCCATCGCTGCGGTAGTCCGCGCTTTCTCCAACCTTCGTAGAAGCATTCTCTTGAGCAGTAATTCCGATGACCGGATCTGCTCGGGCTTCGGAAAAATTCCTTTTTACAAATTTTGCAATGCAGTAGTTTCATAGGTTCTTTGATTTCTTTTTCTTGGGCTTCTTCCATTCCTCGTGCTTGTGGATCGTCTGGGCATACTTCTCGCAGGCCGCGCACCAGAACAAGCAGAAGGGGATGTACTCCTCGAGCGCCTTCGCTTCTTCTAACGCTCGTTCACCTTCCCACCGCGGATTGGATTCATCTTCGGGCATGTCGGTCCAAAGCTTCCTACTTTCCCTTTGCAGTGCTCCTCACAAACTCCGCTGCCGTGGAACTGCCGGCCGCAATGCGGGCACTCATACCGCGCCGTTAGAACCTTGTTCGTCTCGAGTTCGACTAGCGTCCAATACCACGGCTCCCACGGTCCTGGGACTGGCTGGAATCGGCTGGCCTCATACTTACCATTCGAGCTTACAACCCGGGTGGGTTGGGCAACAGACCAGGTGGTAACCTTCATGGCCCGCTTCACGACTGCATCTAAGTTTTCGCCCTCGAGTACAGGGCGGGTGGAAGACTCTGTGGAGGCAGGGCAAATTTCCGTTTCGTTCAATGAGTTTCGACGTGTGGGCGACGGGTGGGCGGAGGTCGCCCTCTCGGTAGATGTCTGGGAGTTCTCCTGTGAGTTTTCGAAAAGCTCCATGTCGTTTAAGCTCCGGGTCTGGTATCTGCCGGCGGTACATGTCCACCAGATACCACAGGTAGAGCGCTTGGTTCTTCGTAAGTTTCAGGTCTGGGTTGCGCTCGAGTTGTCCCAGGATATCCCGGCGAAACCTCTTGCCGGCCGAGGCTATTCTCATGCTCGCTTCGTTCAGCGCCGCAAGCGCTAGCTCCTCGAGTACGATCATATTCCCTCAATAGCCAACTGGCTGCTAGTGCCTGTTGGAGCAGATCGCTGCTTGTCTCGAGCTCTAGCAATGCTTGGCGGATCGCTTCGCGCCGGCAGAGTGCGGAGTAGAAAGACGGGTTGCTCTTCTTCTTGCAAGGAGCAAACCTCAATCTCACATCCCGGCTTGTCCTTGCCGTACTGCTTGGTGGCGACAAGGCTGCACACCTGGGAATCGTCATGGAAGACACCCCCCTCTTTCAAGCCGTCCAGTACGGCTCTGCAAAGTTTGTCTAGGTCAGGCCTGACAACGTGGTGCGAATTGCGGTTACTCTTCGGGCGAAGGAAGTAGAAGGCCAGTCGAACCGCTACAGGCCCGGCAAACCACGGCCGGCGGGCGG